GTGATTGGGTTTCTCATAACAATTTTCAACACTTTAGTTGGGTCTTTAACCCAGATAGCTGGCATTGTTTGAGACATCATTACACGGTAACCATTGAATTGTCCTGAAGACTGGAAGCCTTGAGTACGGCCCATATAGTCCATAGTACCATTCTGATACCACCACTTAAGTTGGTTGTCCCAAGACAATTTCAATAAGTAGATGTTATCATTTGTATTATCAGTGATATCAAAGATAATGAATGAGTAAGAAGACAATGGGAAACCATCAATGATTGGGTTCTCAATATCATTTGTATGAACGTTGTCAAATGCTGGGTTCAACACAAACTTAACGTTAGCCAAGAATGGAATAACATAAGAAGTGTAAGCAAATCCAAAGTTCAAGTCCATTCCTTTACCAGTGATTGCACCGATATCAGCAGCCTGAATCAACAAACCTGAAGAGATAGCCTCACGCTTGATAGCTTCATTTACCATACGCATACCGCCCATACCAGTTTGAACTACTAGAGAACGTTTTGGATCTGGACCTTGGAACTCAACCTTACCATTGAAGAAGTTGTAGATCTCTCCACGGAACAAGTCAAGAGTAAAGTTATTTTTGTTGTATACTCTTTTGAATGAGTTATCTAACTGTCTCCAAAGACCCACAGATAATCTGATATCATCTGGACCATCTTGACGTACTCTACCTCCAGCTCCCCACATTAAGTAAGTCTCAATGTCAGTAGCAATTTTAGCTAAGTGAGCAGCTTCCATTGTAGTTAAGAAAGTTCTAGAAAGATCACCATTATCAAATGCTTTCTTCACTTTATCTTTACCCATAACTTTTACCATATCTTCTAGAGATGTGATAGAAGGATCAATGTTTTTGTCAAATGTTCTCCAGATCTCAGTTACAGGAACTGTACCATCTGCATTCATTCCACCTTTGATCATTAAGTCAGCACGGCTAGAGATTGAATAGTGAACATGAGCTTCAGCACCACCAACAAAGTTATAGAACTCACGGAATCCTGTTCTTGTTTGGATGTCAGAAAATCTTTCACCATATTCTCCACGGGCAGAACCTTTACGGAAAACTTTAGTACCATTAGCCAAATACTTGTTGTCTAGGTATCTGAAGTTATCATTGTCTACTAATTGTACTGTATAGATGAATCCATCTCCTAAAGGTAGGATATCTTCTGTAGGTACAATGTACATCTCAGCTCCGTTGTATTTGTCATAAGTGATGATGTCACCATGTCCAAACTCTCTACGGCTTAATTTAATGCGGAATGTAGTTCCATCCACACCTTTAAAGTTATTGTCTGGTTCAATATCCTCAATGATGTAAGGTAAGTCTACAGACACTGGAGTCTGCCACTTATACTCACCACGAGCATTATCTACCATAATAACATTCTTGCCACCAAATGAAGACATTTGATAAAGTGGCATTTCAACTTTCTGAGCCATAGCCCATAGGTCAACTGGGCCTAAGTCCATAGGCTCAGCATCTTTCAGCATGTTAACCAAGTGGTAAGAATCCACATGGGAACTTGCGTTGTAAGCGGTATCCCGGAGGAATATACCATTGTTTAAAACTGGAGTTGCCATTTTGTATTTGTTTTTAAATAGTTACTAATTAAAATCTCTTGAACATGTTAGATCTTGAGATTGTTCTTTGTTGAGGTTTTGCAGTACCTCTCTGTTGTGGTTCAGAGTCATCAGAAACTGAAGAAGATATTTTTCTAGCCTCTTCTGTTTTTAATTGTCTCACTGTTTTTTCTACCACAGCTTTACCACCTTGATCTTTTATTTTACTCTTATATCCATCAGGATCTGCAAGTAACCAAAGTGCTTCAGCAATTAAATCATGTCTTGGTTCTACAAACTGATATTTCTCTAGTAAGTGTCCAAGCATGTTTGTTTGTTTACCAGAAATTGAAGGGTAGTTAGGTTGAACTAATCCTGAGTATAACATACTCTGAACTTTTTTATCAAGCTTAACACCATTTAATTCACCAACTGCTAGAGTATTGTATACATTATCTGTATATGCTTTTGCCTGTTTAGCTTGTTGTTCTTTTCTTGCTTCTTGATCTGCAAGTTGTGAAGCAACAATTTCATCATGCATTTTATCCAACTTTGGTTTAAACTGTTTAGCTTTTTGTTCTAGTTTACCCATGTCAGACCAATCTTCTATCTCAGCTTCAATTTCATCTGGTGTACCAAACTGTGTAGCATATAAATACTGTCTTGCAATTTCTGCTTGATCATATTCATCAGCTGGGTCAAGTTGTCTTATTTCTTCTACTTGAGCTAAGGTTCTAAATAAACCTTTAAGATCTTGTCCACCATCTGCTACATATTTAGCTGCAGCTTGTAACTCTTCAGGAAGAGAGTTAAAGAATTCTTTTGGTAAATCTTCTTTAACTTTATTTTCTCTCTCTTGGAAGTTAGCTTCAAACAGTTCTCTAAAGTCTTTTGTTGTGTATTCCTCTAAAGGTTTATCATCATCAAAAGGAATTAAAGTACCTTCCTCAATCATTTTAGTTGCTAGTTCAGCAAGACCTGATTTATCAACCTTTGGTCTTCCTTTGTTACCAGCATCTTCTTCTTGAGAAATTAAACCATTAAGTTCAGCTATAGTTTCTTCAACTTCTATTTTCTTTTCTACAGCTTCCTTTTTTTCTTCAGGAGTTGCTGTAGGGTTGTCAATGAACGTAGTATCAACTTCTTCTTTTGAAAATAAAGACTTAGGTTTCTCTGTATCTTTATTTTCTGGTAACATGATGTTTTCAGCACCAGGGTTACCAAAGATTTCATCAATGTTGATGTCTGTTTGAGATACAGTAGTTGTATCTAATACCTGGGCATCATCAGGGTTTGTGTTGGTTTTTTCCATGTTGTTGGTTTTTGGTTATACTTTAATATACAAAATAAACTTCAAAGATTTATATAAGTAAAATATTTTTTTTGCACTATATAGCTAAGGCTACTTTTTCTTCTCATTATTTTTTGAATTGTCATATTTATTTTTATTTTCTCTAGCAATCTGTAACTGTTTATCTGCTATTTCTTTTTGGGTCATAAGTTTCTGTCTTTCAATATCTAACTTCTGGCTCTCTCTGTAGTTCTCATTTGTTTGTTTTTCTCTTTGTAGATCCATCTGAGACTGGTACTGTTCTGTAGCTCTGATATCTTTCATAGCATCTTCATAGTCAGATATCATGTTTTTATTTACATCTTGCATAGCACCATAACCTGCAGATTTAATTTCTGCAACAGTTATATCTTTCTGGATCATCTTATCATCTCTTTCAGCAGCAGCTTGGATTTCCATCTGTTTTTGTTTTTCAGCAGAAGCAAGTTGTTCTTGTTGCATTTGCTGTGCAGCTTGTTGCTCTTGTTGTTTCTGTTGCTGTTGTTTTTCTTCAGATGATTTAAGAGCTGTATTAAGTTCAGCAATTGAATCTGATTGCATAACCTTACCAAGATCATAGATAGATGCTCCTGTAGTGTTATTCTGCATGGCCATAGATTTTAATTGTTCTAAGACAGCTCTATGGTTTGCAGTAGTTGTACAGAATATATTAAGATCTCTAAGTAATAAGTCAGTACCATTTATTTGGAAATTAACTTTATCATCAGCACCTGTGATATAACTTAGTCTAGCAGACGGTTTAGTACTGTGGTAATACTGAGCTAAGTCAGTTCTCATTTGGTGTACTCTTGGCATTAAGTAATCACAATGCTGTATAAAGAATACTTCTGTCTGAGCATAAGAAGCTGCGGCAGCTTGCTCTACTCCGGTAGCAGTCATTTGAGATAACTGTTGCCCCATCCTTTGAGGGTTTACCCCTATAACTTCATAAGCCTGTTGCTTAAAGTGATTTGCCAACTGTATTCTAGACATTAACCTTTCTGTTTGAGAAAGATCTAGTTTCTGAAAATGCTGGAAGTTTAATGAATTCTCAGTATTTGTAATAGATGTATCTAAAGGAAGCATCTGGAAATTCTTCATAGCCACATATGCTTTGGCTAAGTTTCCTTTCCCCCAGTCTTCACCTAATGAGTGTCTTGGTAAAGTATTCTGGTCTAACATGATAATAGTACCTAGTTCATCTACTAAGATGTCTGCTATCTGATTGTTAACAATATTATATCCAATCTGGTATGGTTTCATTAAGTCAAGTAAAGCAGTTGACTTAGTATTTCTATCTGAGAATACAGCACCCTCCACTGGTAACTTACAACCATATAGTGTAGCATCTCCTTTAAACTGAAACTTAAGTGGGCCAATATGATTTTTATCTATACCTATGTAAATAGGAGAGAATCCTCCGGGATTATTCATACCCCAGAATGATGGAATATTTGGACCAATTTTAAGTCCTCCCCATGTTTCATTAATCCAGATCCAATCTATGTGCTCACCAAATACTAAATTGTCTTTAGTTTTGTTTTTAAATAATCTAGTATCATAAATTGGTTTATCTTCAACTTTATAGTCTTCAGTTATTATCTCATTAATAACTTCACCATTATCAGCTATTTTAGTAAGATGTCCTACTTTTCTTTGAGATTTCCAATAACCTGTAGTTACTCTAAGTAAGTATGCGGTACCTTGGTCAAAGTAATCTTCTCCTTCAGCCATTATCTGAGCAATGATATCACCACCATCAAGAACAGATCCTGCTCTCATTGTAGTATACTGTCTATATGCTAATGATGGCATGTTAACATTCCACTCATGGCTTTTAGTTCCATCATAGTAAGTACCATCATTTTGGTAACCTCCTACAATATAACCTCCGGATCTAATAGGGTATATAGCTTCTAATGCTTCAAGCTGATCTTGTGTCATTAAGTAACCATATCTATCTATTACATCTGACACAGTCATCATATCTATTTTACCTACCCAGTTACCTTGAGAAATATATCTTGCATCTGGAGACTTATGATAGAATGTAATTGGTGGGTTCCATAGTTCTACTTCATAGTCATCCTCCATCATGCGGAAATGCCAGAACTCTCTGTCTGTAATAAGCATGTCTCTGAAACCTCTTTCCTCAAGCTCATCCATTTTAAATCTTTCAACATCTACTTTATGTTGATGACTAGCCCATTGCTCAGCCATAGATCTATAGTCTTTTTTAAAGAACTGTTCTATTTCAGGCAATGATTTAAGATTTTCTGGGGATGCTTGTTGCTGTGCTTCTGGAGATTGTGGGTCTAGACCTTGTTCCATCATTGCAGCAAATATTTTAATTTGAGCATCAGCCATTAGAACTTCTTCTACTGCTACTCTTTTTTGCTCTAGCATTTCATTATATGAATACTCATCTACAGCTCTATATACAAGTTTGGTAGATCTTTTAGCAAACTCAGCTACTAGAACATTAATAACATTTGGAATAATTGGGTAGAACTTTAACTCTAATGCAGAAGCATCTTCTTTTGTTAAGATCTCTACTATATCTCTGTAATCATTATCATCTTCTATTATATAGTCTGATCTGTCAATTACACCTTTTGCAAGTTTGTAATTTTTCATTAATCTTCTAGCATTTCTACGGATTTGTTTTAACCCGTTCCATTCTAACCAGTCTAAGTTCCATGCTGCCCATTCCTCATCTTTATCTTTCTTAGATAAAAATTGCAATGGTTGAGTAATACTACCCATTCTATTATGAGAAGTCTTTACTCCTTTTTTAGCTTGTAAGGCATTTATTATTTGCATAGTTACTATTTAAGGTTTTTAAATGGGGATCTTTTAATTCCCTGTCCGCCTTTGTAATATGATTTACCCATATGCCTAAACGGACTACTATTTAATTTAAACAAATTTTCTGACTTTTGCAAGTTTTTAGCTGCATCATCCATGACAGTTCTTTTAGAATACCCTCTATTTGATTGCTGTATTTTCATAAAAGCTACCAGTGCACAGAAAGAAACTAACCTATCCACGTTGAGACCTTCTGTATATTCTCTCATTTCTTTAATCAACATTGGGTCTGGAATTCTTTCTATGCCATACTTAGTTCTTACAATAGTACCATCTGGTTTAGTTTCTACATCTAATTCCTCTCTAGTGTATTCAATAGCATAACTTATCAAGTGAGATTTAAATAAAGAACCTGTATTCTTCCAACCATACTCTTGGAATACATTAGCATTAGAACCTAAATCTTTTAAGAACATAATCTGACTCTTAGGTACTAGGTATCTTTGTTTCTTTCTTGATATCATGTACTGGATAAAAAGAGAGATGTTATTCTCTACCAGTGTCCAGGCATTATACCATTCTATTATTAACTCTAATTGTTGGTGTGTTCTATTTATATCATCAAATCTTCCGCACCAAGCTGCTACAATTTTGTCTTGTTCTATGTAAGTTTCTGTTTCTGTACCAGTTACTTTGGTAACTTCTACAGGAGCTTTCATTACATAGATAGAACATAATGATTCTGATGTTGTACTTTTTCCTTCTGATACCGGGTCAATAGAAGCATAGTACTGTCCAAATGTTGGATCTTTTATAGGTCTTTCCCATACTACAAGACAACCAGTTTTATCTTCAGTTTTCTTGTTAATAGGAAATTCCATAATAGGTCTCTTATAACTATTCTTTACAGTAGCTTTACCATCAGCATCTGTTGATATATCTAAGAATTCATATGCATATTCTTTATCTTCTATTCTTCTTTCTTGAGCACTTAAAAGATGTGAAGGAAATACAGATACACTTCTATTAGCAAAAGCTTCTTCAATGTTTCTTGGATGCTGTGAAAGTTCTAATTGATAGGCTTCCGGAGTCATGTTTTTTTTACATTCCTCAAAATAATTATCTAGATAATCCAATGCTTGCTCAACTAAACTATTACCGTAGTCATCTATACAAGGAGGCATTGACCACTGTTCTGGAATAAATAAACCTGTCCTACCTGTAGTACCTTTTTTATCTATCAGATCTGTTTCTACTGAGTATATGTCATTACCGTCTGGTTTTAAGATCATATCTTTTAATGGACCACATTGAGCTAAATCTCCCACAGATCCTGCAGCTATAAACATACCTGTAGTAATAAGTCCTGACTTAAGTGCCGGTTTAATATAACCAAATGTCTGATCCATCTTTGGTGCAATCCCGGCTTCTTCATGAAAGAAGTATTTAACTGGACCCCCTACACCATTTGTTGGATCTTTCTCAAATGACATACCTTGTATAGTACCTTTGAGACCTACTTCTGTTTTTCTGTCACCTTTTCTTACTTCAATCTTCTGTTGCCACATCATTACTTTACTTGGATTCATTGGACGGTACCAAGCTGTGTGTTCATTTAAGAATGCAGCATACTCATCTAGGAATTTCCATGAACCTTTCTCATTGATATAATCTTTAAGACTGGCTCCAATTTTAAGTGTAATACCGGCTTCAAACCACTGCTGGTTTATAAACTTACCCATGTGGTAATAAGATGAAGCTATCTGACGTTTCTTTAAAATAGCAGAATGTTTATAGTTAAGTTCTGCTAATAGCTCATATAATGCCATGTGATACTGAGCATCCCGGATCTTAGCAAAGTCAAACTTCTGTTGTTCCTTATCAAAGATTGGTAAGAAGTTTAACCACATATAATACTCCCGGGCTACAAACCAAGTTTCTTCACCATCCTTTACAATAATACCTTTTCTACATTTTAACTTCTGGTCATCCCAGTAATTTATAAAGTCTCTTGACTTGAAGGGAGCAACACAGTATACTCCATCTTTTCTAAACTTTGTAGATTCTGATATGAATACTTCATTTGTTGTACTGTTGAAGTTGTATTTTCCAGGTTCTTTAAAAACATTGAATACAAAGTTTGTGAAGTCCTGTCTGGATTCAAAACTTGTACTGGTCCAGTTTCCGTTTTCATAGGTTGGTATGTCTTGATATATCTCACTCATAGTTATTGGTCATATGCAGTACCTATACCCCCACGCACTCTACTAGATTGTTCTTCCTGCAGATCTTTATATGCTCCTTTAAATGAAGCTCTAATCTGATCAAAGTTTTTAGCTGCAGCAATAAGAGAATTAATATTTCCATCACGGCCTGCTGTTATTGTTGTTGTCTCCATGTATCTAGCTAATCTATCTAACATAGATGCAATACCTTTATATGCTCTAGATGTAGGAGTTTCATACATTTTCTCACAGAATTTTAAAGCAATAAATATAGTCTCATCTTCTGTTGAGAATTCTCCTTGTACTTCCTTAAGTATCATATGTTCTTTATCTACATCTGGAGTAAAGAAGAATGGGTTAAGATCTGGATTAGGACAACACATATAAAACAAATACATATAGATCTTAAGATAATCCTCTGGATATTCATCCATAACATCCTTAAGAGCTTTAAGGGTATAGCAATGTTCAGTAGGAATTACCTTACCATTCTGGACATCAAATAGTTTTGTCAGCATCATTTCTTTTTTACTTTGTCTTTATTATCATGTAAGTAATGCATGATGGCCAATACTTCATCTACTAAATAAGGCACCGGCATTGGCTTTACTTCTTTTAGTATTGGATCTCCATTATTATCTTTTTTAATAATAGGATAACCCCAATCATCTTCTGCTTCTATTTCAAAGCTTATATGGTGTATAAATATTCTTCCCGGTTTTAATTTAGGATTATGCTTTAATATAATATACATATAAATGCTAAGTTGTAAAGCATAATGATAGAAATTACAGTCATCTAAACTATCTACAGGGGGTAACAGCTTTTCAGATTGTCCCTCCCAGTTTGTATAAGATTCTTTCTTAATTTCTTTATTAGTTTTGTAGTCAATGATATTTACTTTACCATTGACTACTTCCACTAAATCTGATTGTCCACAGATACCAACTGATCTAAGATAGACCATATGTTCTGGATACACGCCTGGTTCTAATTTTTGTAATGGTGCAATCTTAACCCCTTGGGTGACTTCACTTGGTTTAAATACAGGTACAGTTACACCTTCTCTTTCTAATGAAGCTAAAGAACATAAATCTGTCTCTCTCTGGTTATGATACCATGTACCTAACATAAGAGATCTATCAGATTCATTATTCCAAATCTGTTGAATAGTATTAGGATCTACTCCAGACCATTTAGACTTCTTGGACTTAGATACTTTTTCAGCTACTTTCTTTGCATCAAAAGGTTTCTTAAAATGGGAAACAAGTGTTGTTACACTTATCCAGTCAATAGCTTCTCCATCTATACTAGAGTAACTATGATTATCTGCATTAAACTTTATCATCTTTTAAGCATTTTCTATAATAGTATTAGCTAATGTTCTAGATGCTTCATCTTCAGATATCAACATCTTTCTGATACTAGTCACCTCTTCCTGTGTAAACTTACCTTCTATAGAAAGTATCTTCAGTCTTAGAAACTTATTCTCTGTTTCCAGTTTAGTAATTCTATCTTCTATAGCTTTCAAAGGACTTAACCATGGATCTTCTAGAACTGTGCTCATTCTACTAAATATTCCATCTGATGTAGTAGTCATAGTTTGTCCAGGAATAGGATTAGTATTAATTATTTGAGTAGGGTCATTAACTAACATTCCGGTAGGATATTTATTTGGATCTATATTCATAATATTAATCTTTAAGGTTTTCTAATTGTTCTTCTTCATCTTCTGTAGCTATAGCATCCCATTTACCTAGTGGACATTCTGAAGAAAGAGACCTGGTTTTAAATGCTAATGAACAACCACATTCAGCACAACAAGGTTGTGTTTTCTTTACAGCACACTGCTTACCTTTAGTATCCAAATGTTCACAATCATCACAGATATCATGTCTCATCCGTGCTATGTCTTCTACAAACTCATCTCTAACAATTGAGTTCTTAATTCCTTCTAGGATTCCTTTTCTATTCTCCCAGATTGTTTTTAGTACTGCTCTCATCTTTAAGTTTTTTAAATTCTGTTTTTCTTTTTTCTTCTAAATTAATTTTCTCTTCTAGTGCCGTTAGTTGTTCAAGTTTTGTTTCCAATCCTTTTTTATTATGGTATGCATTAAAAGTAGATGTGTCATGTTCTGAAAGTTTTTTTGTAATCTTTGGTATATCTGTTTTTACTACAGCACTTTTTACTACAAAATGTCCTAAACCATCTAGATTTAATCTAGGATATGATAAGTTAGTTAGTGCTTTTCTTACTTCTTTATAGTAGTGTTCAACAAATTTATCTACTAAGTCTTCATCTATACCTAGTTCTTCAGAGATCTGTTTATAAAGTTTATTAGCTTTCTTTGGTATCATAACTTAAGAACTTATAGTCTAATAAAATAGTTCCTTGAGTTTGAATCTTTATCTCTGGATTTAACTTTATTAGTTTTTTATTATCCGCATCCTTCATAACTAATTTGTTTTTTTCTGCTTTATTAATGCAGTTTCTTACAGTCTGTGGAGTTTTAAATATCCAGTCTTCTTCTGCAGATGCATCTAAACAAAAGTTAGTAAGTTCAATAGGTTCATTAAAGCTAAGTAAAGTTAAACAGTTCAAGTCAGATTCACTCACTGCTATTTTATTAATATAACAGTGAGTTAAAATCTGAAACTTGACAACATCCCACTTGGGCATTTTGACACGTTTCTGTACCTGGTTAACTAGAGCCATGATTAATTCTTTTTAAGCTTCCTTTTAGCTGTATCAGGATTAACCCTTCCTTCTAATTCTGCTCCTTCTTCATTTAGATCTTCATCTAATGCTTCAGGATTATTTATCTGATACATTGTTACAGCATACTGATGATCATACTGTAATCTCTTAAGTTTATTTTCTGAGATCTCAGCCAGTAGTTTTTCATATTCAGCTTGTGCTTTTAAATAAGGTAGTGCATCTTCAAAGAATTTTTTCATTTCTTCTTTTCTAGCAACTAATTCTTCTGCAGATAACTGCTCTTCTGTGTGTTGGTTTTCCATTGGTTTTTAATTTAAAGTTTATACAAATATACAATAAAAGTTTAAACTAGATATATTTAAAATAAAAAATCCAGGTATAGAACATACCTGGATCACTATAGTTTAAGTGTGCACTATCTATTTTTAATAGTAAAGTTTAGTACAGTAATAAGATAAAACTCTCTAGAAAAATCTACTTCTAATGTGAATATGTCTAATGCTGAGATTCTCAGTCTTACCATTAATTTATCCCATTGCCTAGCTGAACCTTTCCAGTTATTTCTAAATTTCATTACTTTTTATTTTTTTTAGCTAGATGTTTAAGAATCCAACGGCTGAATGTATTACCTACTGCTTTCAATGCTTTGTTATCAGCATCTACTGTAACTTTAGAACCTTCAGCATCTTTAGTAACTTCAATATCTAATTTCTTAGTATCAATCTTAACATGCTTAGTGTCTTCTGTGTTATGTATTTCTACATCAATGTTTGGAGTGTCAACTACTACATCCAAGTTTTTGTTTTCTTTTTTAACAGTGACTTTGGTATTATTTACTTTTACTTCCGCATCAACTGTAACTTCTTTTTTCTTTGCCATTTTTAAAAGTTTTAATTAATTAATATACTATGACCCTATTTCAAAATGCATCCAGTCATAATTCTTTTCTCTACCCAGGTTTACAAAACCATGTTTGTAGAATATATCTATCATATCTTTATACTCAGGTCTTGCAAACCTAGCAGTTTTAGATGTTTCTTTTAATGTGTTTCTAGCTGGATCTAAGTCTATTGCTATTCCCCAAGAATGTCTTGACCATGCAGAACCACCTCTCATTTTACGGAAGTTAAAGCAACCACCAAATAAATCTATTCCTAGTTCTTTAATCTTAGGTAATCCATAAGTAACTAAAATATCTTTGAATACAGCTTCAAACTTATCAGCTACAAGCTTATGACATCTTAATTTACTTGTAGTAGTATCAGTATCCCAAGCCAATCTCATTGGATAAGGCAGGTTTACAGTTACTAAATATCCTTCTCCTGTCACATTAGGAGTTCCATATTTTTTAATTACTTGGGTTGTTGTCAACATTTTCTTCTGTGCTTGTTGGTTGTTCTACTGTTAGTTGTGATAATGTAGCAGCTACTGTTCCCGCTGTTACTACATATGTTGCTACTGTAACTACTGCGGCTGGTAATGCTACTGGAGCTGCAATTATAACCCCGGCAATTGTTCCAGCTACTATTGCAATCTGTTGCACTTTTTTCCAAAACTTAGGTGTTTTAGAATTCCATCTTTTTCTTAATTGCTTCATCTTTTGATTATTAGTTGTTTCACTGCATCTGACAACTCACTTACATGTTTTGCCAAATTTTTTATTTCTAATTGTGTAAGCTCTTGGATAGCTTGGTATTTTAATTGGTTTTCTTGTTGGACTAGTTCTATCTTACCTTTAATTTTTCCTATTTCTTCATTTCTTTTCTGATCATTCTGCATCAAGAATTCTATATCTTTTCTTGTGTCTAAATAAGCTGTTCTTAAGAAGAATCCAAATATGGTTAATATTGTTCCTGATATGAATAATATTAATGTTAAAATCCAGTTTTCCATTTTTCAAATAATAAATATATACAGTATAATATACAAAAAATTTTTTATACTGCAATGGTCTACTAAATGTTTTTACTTAGCGAATGTAGTAAAAAACACATCAAATGTAGATTTTTCCTCTACTGTTAAGTCATCATAATAAACTTCTTGAGATTCAGAAGATAAGTTAACAAATCTTTTTATTGGGTTATCCCCTACATAAATATGAATCCATGGTTCAGATGTTTTTAATTTTACTAAATCCATGAAAGAATTATATGAAGCTAACTGTTCATTATTTAATGAGTTTATATCATAAAAAATTCTATCTCCTGTTTCAAAGTTTTCTGAAACAATTTGACTAATATCATTTAAAATATCTATTTTTTTATTTTCCATTATACTAAAATATTTCCTTGGTTATCATGAATGTTTACTATTAATTGAGTGACATTAGCATTTACTGGTGTTGTTGCTCCTTCAAATATATTATTTGAATAATACATATTAACTGCAACAGAACCTTTTAAACAATTTGCTGATGAATTTGCTACTTTTAAATGAGAATTAAATACTTTAGATGTACCTCCATAATTATTTCCAACATTAAATGCATGACCGCTCGAGTTATTCCAGAAGCAAATTACTTGAGAATTTACAACTATTGCAGCTATTGATGAAGGCATTGTAGCTGCACTACCTGAAGCTACATAACAATTATAAAATTCTGGTTGGTTAAAATTTCCTGTACCTACTCCACTTGTATTTGTATAACAATAAGAATCATATAAAGCAGAACCAACACTGCAAAATCCAGATTCAGAAATCAAAGTAGAATTTAAACAAGTTGTATCTTGAGCTACTCTATAGGTTCTTGAATATAAATAAGAATTAGTAATTCTTCCTTGTCTAAAACTTTGATTTGGTGCTGTTGCACTTACGGCTACTCCCGTATCTGAAATAATTTTTGAATTACTTATAACACCTGTAACAGCTGCGCCTGTTCCTGAATTAACACTAATATAACAATTATTAGCAGAACTTCCGACATCTACATTAATACCATTTCCTGTTCCTGTATTTATTCCGGTACAATTATTAAACACTGCTCCTCCCGTTCCTCCTACTGCAGACAATACATATCCAGATCCGTTTGCTTGAGCAAATAAGCCATCTAAAGTAAAAAATGTATAACCATCATTATAAACTAAAGTAGTAGTACCAGTAGAGCTTGTAAATGTGTAATAAGCATATACATTTCTGCAATACAAATAACAAGATGTATAAGATGCTGTTCCCGATGAAAAGTAAAATATATATGATCCTGTCGGAGTTGTATTTGTTCTTGCTATCTTTAAATTATAAAGATAAATAGTAGAGGAGTTTCCAATTTGGAAACAATTTCCAGATACATTTGTATAAGTATAAGTATGACCATTTCCATTTATACTTACTCCATTTTTTAAAGTAACTGTAACATTACCTGTTTCAGTAACATCAGCAAATAATTCAATAGTTTGTCCTGCTGTAGCTGCTGCCATAGCAAGAGTAAGAGTTGTGTAAAAAGTATATGTACCAGAAGAATCAGAAATTCCCCAAATACCTGAAGCACTTTTATTTACTGTAACTTGTGTACTCATTTTTAATATGTTTTATTTAAGATGAATTCTTATCTACTTACTTCTTCCCAGTCCATTGAACCAAATACAGTTTCATTATTTGTACCTGCTGCTAAAACTAATGTAAATTCAAAAGGAGTGCTTGTTAATCCATTTCTTTCTAATTGAGTAGATAACAATGCTGCCCTTAATATATCTACAGATACACTTGTACTTGCTGTAGCTGTAAAATATCCTGATGCAATAACCCTACCTCCTGCAAAAGAAGTTCCTGTTATATTATACTCTACACTAGAGTTTGTTCCTGCACTTACCCATGAACCACCTGTAGTAGTACCTCCTGATACAACTTGCCAATTAAAGTTAGCTGCGGTATTACCTATTGCAGAAAGAGCAGTTGCTACAGCTATACCATCTAGCCTTGTTGATTTAAGTCTTATAGAAACAATAGGATAAAATGTAGCAGCTGTTGTTAATGTTCTAGGAGCATTTATTGGTGTACCTACAGCTTGTTGTGCTCCACGAAGTTCATAACCTCCTTCGGATAACACACTAGAACAAATCTGTTTTAATGTACTTACTCCACTTGTAGCACCTGTATTTGTTATTTCATATCTAAGAGGTAATGAAGCTGTAGTAATATAAGTAGAAGTTATTAAGTTAGCATGGTGAAACTTATGACAAACATAAAAATTACCATTTATAACAAAGCCTATTCTAACTGTTCCTACTCCTAACCACTCCAAGTCCATAAATAAGATCTGAGCTTTTGTTAAGTCAAGTGTAATACCACTAGGGCCTGATCCATCCATAGGATCTACATTCCAATTTGCTTGAGCAACTGAATTATTTACTAATGATCCTGAAACAGAACTTCTTTCAACAAAACTTACTGCGCTGTCATTCTGTTCTAGATAATATCCATTAGATGCCCCATAATAACCCACTCTTTGTCTAAGATTTGTTTTAGCAGGACTCATTACAAAAGTGCTTAACACAAGCAAACTTTTACCAGGTTGATATGCAAATACTTTAATAGTTTCTCTTATAACTTCAGAACCTGAACCTGCTGTAACAGCTAAATCTACTAAACCTTGATTTGCATTAAATGTAGTAGTCCCTCCTGTTGCAGTAGTTGTAGACCATAATCCATTATCAGCATACCTATGACTTGAATCAAATAGAGTAAATGGATTACTTACTCTAAGTCTACCAAATGCATCAGCCAACATTGGATCATTAGCTAATATTGATTGATTAGATATGCTGGAAGTAGATACTATAGTAGCCATTAAGTAAGAGTTATAATTATTAACTCAGCTCCGGCAGTTGTTGTATCATAAGTAATAGCAGCTAATGTATTATTAATTGCACCAGCATCAAAGTTTAATGTTTCTCCTGTTTTTAAAGTAATACCACCAACAGTAGCATTAGCAGTTCCAACACTTGCAAAAGATACTGAATATGCTCCAGCAGTTACAGTTCCAGATGTTCCAGTAGGTCTAAGAAAAGTTGGAGTTCTTTGAACACCAGTGCCACCATCTACAGTAATACTATTACCTCCATCTTGGATATTAACTGCAGCTGCGCCAGCACCATTCTGTACGGTTATATTTTCAAGAGCAGTTAATGTTGTCGCTCCTAACTCAACAGTACCATCTACTGTAATAGAGTTACCACCATCTTGAATAGCAACTTGACCAGAAGCATTTACATTTAATGGAACTGGAGAACCAGATGCACCATTCACATAACCATAGATACCTACTTGATCATTTGCTGCATCTA